TCGGCTTACCTGAAGGAAGCGCAGAACTACTACGGCGGCGCCACCGCTCCCTACAACGCGATCTTCGAGGGTGTGCTGTCCTCGCTGCAGCAGTTGGGTCTGGATGGGCAGAAGGTTGATCCGCAGATCGCCGCGCTGCAGGTGCAGATCGACAAGATGTCGGCGATCAACGCAGCTCTGGACGCGCTGAACACGACTACAGTCGACACCTCAGCGGCTGAAGTCGCCGCCCTGGAGACGTTGGACACTGCGATTGCAGCCAGGCAGGAAGCCGATGCAGCGGCCATCGCGGAGCAGACCAAGATTGCGCAGGAGCAGTTGAAGACGCTGACCAAGCAACAGGAAACGTTGGAGCTGCAGATCAAGCAGCAGGCCAAGATTTACACTGACCTGATCGCCGCTCTCACCGCGCTGAATGACAACTTTGACGCAATCAAGAAGGAAGCCTTCATGGCCTCGGCTAAACCATGAGTGAACGTAAGCGAGTTTTCGTTCTGGAGTTCAGCCCTGTCGTCGCCTCAGACGGCAGCACTCAGACGTTCCTGTTCTCCACGCAGGGGTTCTCGACAGGGGCTGCGGATACGCCAAGCAACGCCAAGGTCAAGCCATTTTTGTCGAACCCCGGCAGCTTAAAGCGGGACCTGTTCAGTGACGCACGGGTGACTGGGGCGGTCAAGCCCAACTACGGCAACATTGTGCTGAGGAACCCAGTACAGACCAGGGGTGGGTCTGGGGAGCTCGATGCTTGGGTGGATTACGGCCTGGCTGGCACGCGCATCAAGTGCTATTGGGGCGTACCTGGGGACGCTTACCCAGGTTCCTGGAAGCTCGTGTACATCGCCTACTGCCACAGCTTCTTGGCGGATGTGAATGAGCTGGTGTTCCGTCTGAGGGATCAGCTCCAACTGTTGGACAATCCTGTGGCAGCCGAAGGCTTCCTCGGCAGCGGCGGGCTTGAGGGCAATGGCGGTATCAGCAAGCCCAAGCAGTGGGTCTCGGGTGACCCAGGGTTCATCACCCCGATCTTGGTCGACTATGCCAAGCAGATCTACTTGGTGCAGGTCAATGGCTGCTTCAACCCGGACTTTTACCTTACTAATGCCACACCGATCAATAGCTTCGATGTGTTTGAAGGCGGCGTGGAGATTGACAGGGCTCAGCCCAATTACACATCAGCGGCCGACATCCTGGCTAACAGCCCAACGGCCGGCACAGTGCGGTACTTCTTCGGACCAGCTAATCCTCTGATGGCCGGATGGTTTGACGGCCCGGTGTACTTTCGCCTGGGCAGCCCGCCTGCCAATGACCTGCGCGTGTTTCCCCAGGGCGCGCCGACCTCCACAGAGATGTTGGCCTGGGGCTCAGCGTTCGCAAGCTATACCGCTGACTTGCTGGCTGTGCGGGCAGGAGTACCCAGGACCAGCATCGCTTCTGGTTCAGCCTTCCTGCCGGTGTCCTACGTGTTGGTGGATGACGCCACTTCCTACTTGTCTGTGTTGTCTGACGCTGCGCTGGCCTACCAAGGCTTCTTCGGCTTCACGCGGCTCGATACTTTCAAGTCTGGCTACCTCTGCTCTCCCGAGGACGATGGGTTCTACTATGGTGTGACCAGCAGCGCTGGGCTGAGCGTATGGCCCCCGGCCGCGCAACCCACGACCAGCTTGCACACCTTCAATACTGATCAGGTGAAAGACTTCAAACGCGAACCTGTCTCTGGCATGGAGGTTCCGATATGGAGTGTGCAGGTCAGCGCTGGCAAAACTTGGCCCAGCAAGATTTTGGCTGGGGCGTCTAACGAAATGAAGGACTACTTGGCTCGTGACCCATTTTGGGCCACAGTGAAGGGATACTCAGCCAGCACCATTTTGGCTAACCCCGGGGCTGCGGCTGCTGTTGTAGAGGTTCAGGGGCGGGTGCTGCAGAACTCTTTCGGCACGCGCATGTGGTTGGAGCGTTACTTCGTACTGTACGGAGGCCGTCGACACTTTTACACCTTCAGCGTACCGATGACAGACGCGCTGCTGGACCTTGAGCTGCACGATGTCGTGACGCTGCAAGGGCCTCGCTACGGCCTGAGCTCAGGCAAGAAGTTCCGAATCGTTGGGCTGGTGCTGGACTGTTCGGCGGCCGTGCCCATGATGGCGTTCACTTGCTGGGGTGGTGACATTGGGCAGTACACCGGCGGGGGTGTACCTGGTGTGATCTATGGCGGTGGTGGTGGTGGGGGTAGTGGTGGCACCAGTACCGTGGAGAACATTGCTCGCCAGTCTTTGGGGCTGTTCACTGGGCAGATGATCGGAAATGTCAGCGTGGGCTCGGCAGAGAGCGCTGTCTGTAACCCCCACTACACACAGGTGGCTCTACAGGCGAATTTTGAGGGGGCGGATGCGGCTACAACCTCCAGTGACCTTTCTTCTCATGCCCGCACACTTACAGGTACGGCCCTATACGCGGCGCTGAGCACCACGCGCAGTAAGTTTGGGGGATCTTCGCTGAAGATCACCAACAAGACCTCGAACGGTGTGGCTATTGCCAGGCACGCAGACTTTGCGTACACAACCACCACCCCCTGGACTTTCGGATTGTGGTTCTATGTCGATACGTGGGGGGCACCGGCGAGCTTCCAGTTGGTAGACGTGTATGACTCTGTGGGGGGCCAAGGCTGGTGGGTGGGTGTGTACGGGGCCAGTGGAAGCCTGCACTTGTCCTGGAATTTTGGGGCAGGAGGCGCCCCCACAGGCTCGCACGTTGTAAGCCAGGGCGGGTGGCACTATCTTGAGATAGTGAACGACGGCACATACACAGGGAACTACATCAAGGGGTTCCTGGACGGGGCGTTGGACTTCACTGTGGGCGGCAGTGGTGCAGGAACTTTTGCCATCTATCTTGGTGGCTACCATGCCTTCGGGGCGGCTTCCAGTGCGGATGGGTATGTGGTGTACATCGATGAGGCGGTGTTCACCATAGGCACGGCGTTGCACTCGGCAGATTTCACTCCGGCCACACAGGCAACGCCTGCGCTTCAGTGTGGAGCGGGTGTGGTCCCTGGGGACGGTGGGGCCAGCCTTGTAGCCACAGGAGTGACCAGTTTGGGGGCCTTCACTGGTCAGCTTATCGGCTTGGTCACCAACCCACCAGGGTTCTCGTGGACCTCCCATGGCAGTGCTCTATCTTGGCATGGCATCGCTTCCTCCTCCACTGGCGCGAAACTGGTAGCTGTGGTCTTTGATGGCCAGATTTACACCTCCACTGACTCAGGAGCTAACTGGACTGCCCGAGACAGTAACCGGGCATGGTACTCGGTGGCTTCGTCTTCAGACGGAACCAAGCTGGTTGCTGTGGTCTTTGGTGGCCAGATTTACACCTCCACTGACTCAGGAGCTAACTGGACTGCCCGAGATAGTAGCCGAGGTTGGGTTGGTGTCGCCTCGTCTGGCGACGGCGCCAAGCTGGTTGCTGTGGTATCTGGCGGCCAGATCTATACCTCGACCGACTCCGGCGCGAATTGGACAGCGCGGAACAGCAATCGTAGCTGGACTTGCGTGGCATCTTCCGACGACGGGGTGAATCTTGTTGCGGCAGTCAATGCCAGCAGCAGCATCTACACGTCAACCGACTCAGGCGTGAATTGGTCCTTAAACACCGTATCGGGCACCCACTACTGGACCAGTTTGGCCTCCTCATCCAATGGGGTCAAATTGCTCGCCACAGCCGACAGCGATCAGCTCTACACATCAACAGACTCAGGCGCGAACTGGACGGCCAGAGACAGCAGCCGCAGTTGGTGGGGCGGCTCTTCTTCGTCGGACGGTTCCATCTTGCTAGCTTGCACTTCAGGTGGAAAGCTGTATGTGTCCTTGGATTCTGGTGTGAACTGGACAGCCAGGGATAGCAACAGGAGCTGGTTCGCTTCTGCCATGGCGTCCGACGCATCCAAAATGGCTGCGGTTGAGGTCGGTGGCCTTATTTACACCTCCCCATAGCCTACTCAGTGGAATAACCCATGGCCAAACAATTCGACACCTCCTTGCGCAACGCTTGGCTCGCTACCTACGAGTCAACGATTGGCACGACCCCTCACCTACATCTGCGCACTGGGGCGCCACCTGCAAACTGCGCAGCAGCCAATACTGGGTCAGACATCGTCAACATGACGCTGCCCAGTGACTGGATGGCAGCCCCCTCCGGAGGAACAGCCGGACTGGCCGGCACTTGGAGCGGTACGGTAATTGCAGACAACACCGCTGGCCACTACCGCATCATGAACAGCGCGGACACAACATGCTTTGAGCAAGGCATCGTGACCAAGGCGTTCAGCCTGACCACCAGCGCATCGACAGCAGCTGCCTCCAACGTACTGACCTTCACCAGTACCACGGGCGTGGCCAACGGGCAGTCGGTGGTGGGAACCGGCGTCCCCACAGGGTGCACGGTGCTGGCCTTCACCAGCACGACAGTGACCCTCAGCGCACCAAGCACAGCAGGCGTGTCCAGCTCCACAGTCGTCTACTTCGGTGACACCACGGGCGACCTGTGGCTGAACTCGACGGTCCTGACGGCGGGCCAGACGGTGACGATCAGCAGCCGCAGCTTGACCGCTCCGGGAGCCTGAGATGGTGTACCAACCTGGGCTGTTCTTCCCGAATCGATCGTACGAAGCGCCGGCATTCACCGGGGGCAGCTGGCGAGCAGGCTTTGCAGCGGCCAACGTTGGTGTGCGAGGGTTCGCCGATGTATCACGCTCGACGACTGCCTCAGCCGCCGATTCCCAATTCGTCATGGACATGGGCGCCACGCGCGCAGTCCGGGCAGTGGGAATCTTTGGCCACAACTTGACCACCAGCGCCACATTGGAAGTGAATGTGGGCACCACCAGCGGAGGCGCAGAAGCCTACGACGGGGCGGCAGCGACTTGCTGGCCGATGGCTACGTTGCAAAGCAGCTTATCGGCCTACGGCATCGAGGAGGACCTTTGGTACAAAGACTTCTGGCCCATTATCGTAGTGCTTCCTGCCTTCGCCAGCGGCCGCTACGTGCAGTTCAAGATCTCCGACACGGGCAACCCTGCCGGTTACATTGAAGTGGCCACGGCTTTTGCTGGTGGTGGCCTATTGCCTGGCCACGGTGTGGGCTACCAAGGCTTTGGTGATGGCTTTGAAGACCTGAGTGGCGTGGACTACAGCCCCAGCGGGGCCCTGTGGGCCTATGCCCGCAACCGCATGCGCTTACAGTCCTTCGTCTTGAGCTGGATCAGCCATACAGAGCTTGCAATCATCCGGGAACTCGAGCGGCAATGTGGCCGCACGGATGACGTGCTCTATGTGCCTGATTGCAACGACATGGCCTACAGCCAGCGCTATGGGTTCCTGGGTACCTTGAAAGAGCTCAGCCAAGCCGAGTACCCTTCGTTCGATATCCGGAAAAAGGCCTTCAGTTTGAAGGAGCGGCGATGAGCAAGCATTGGACAGGTTGGCAGGACCTTTTGGCACCTCTCAAGGTAAAGTCCAGGTCTCCCTTCCTTAGAGGCGCACCTGCCGTGATGCTGGACAATACCGCTGAAGAGGTTGTGCCCTATTCAACCTCGCACTTTCCCAGTCATCAAATGGGCTTCCGGATCTACTTGGGCCTGGTCAGTTTCACCATCGGGGTTCTTGGCTTGACCAACCCCAGAGCGATGTTCCCCGGAGTACCTGAGAGTGAGCCCATCTACGGCTTGGCCTGGCTGATGGTGATTGGTTCTTTGGCAGGGATCATGGATGTGGTCATCAATGACGCCATGAGTTCCGAGTACAACTGGTTCACGGCAGCTCGATGGCGGGACACCAAATGCTTGGCCATGGCCTTCAGCTACCTGTCTCTGATCTACATGGCCGCCAAGAACGACGTGCCTTCCGTGCATGACTTGTTCTTCGGGCTGAATGCCTTGGCTTACATTTGGGTTGCGGTTGAGGATGTAAGGTATCGTTACGTCGCACCGAAATTGCAACCAAAAGGCTGAAGCATGCCCTCCAAGCAAATCCTGTGGACCTTGAAGCTTGTGGTGTACCTCCTGTGGCCTGCCACGGTGTGGGCCACGCAAATCACGCTGGGGGATACCCTGGCTTCTGTTCCTCGGCTGGCTTGGGTGATGGTCCTCATCCTGGCATCTGTGAGCGGACTTGCCGCCTTACTCAACGCGCTCAAGCGCGAGCTGCCGCCTCGCTGGTTCATCTTCACTTTGGCCCACATGTTCGGCTCCTGGGTTGCTGGCGTGCTGCTGTTCTTCGCGCTGGAAGAAGCCGGCGTGGCTGATATGACCGAAGCTGTGTCGATCGGCCTGGGCTCCTACGCCGGCGCTCGGTTGATGGACCAGTGGAGTGATTGGCTCGTCAAGAAGGTAGCGCCTTCGTGAGTCTGGTTGTCAAGCTCGTTCGGGAAGAGTCCACCGACCAGGGGACCTTTGGGATTCTGGCGTTCGAGGGGCACGAGCTCCGAACGCTGGAGCTGCCCTGGCGCGGCAACCAGGTGCAGTTGTCTTGCATACCTGGCGGGGTTTACAGCGTGGTGATGATCCGGTCCCCGAAGTTCGGGCGGATCTACGGCGTGCAGAACGTACCCGGGCGGTCGAACGTACTGATCCACTCAGCCAACTTCGGCGGCGATGTGCACATGGGCTGGGACACCCAGTTGCACGGATGCATCGCGCCGCACCGCCGCCGAGGCTTCTTGCTCAACTCTCACGGCAAAATGCAGCGTGCCGGCTTGGTCAGCCGGCCAGCTTTGACTGAACTGATGAGCTGGGCGGATGGCCGCCCCTTCCAATTGGAGATCACCGCATGATCACGCTGCTTCTGACGTTTCTGGGGAGCTCAGGCTTCGGCTCCATCCTGGGCGGCATCGTGGGCTTCCTTAACCGAAAGGTTGACCTGCAGCAAAAAGCCCTCGATCTTGCCCACGAGAAAGACAAATGGGCGCACGAGCTTGAGCTGCGTCAGGCCGACCTCGACCAAGTCAAGGCAGAGGCGGCCGGCAAGCGAGAGGTTGCTGTGGTCGAAGGTGAGTCTTCGATCGAGACCGCTCGCATGGTTGCGCTCACTGCCGCCCAGGCAGCTGATCGACTGGAAGCTGATGAGCTGAAGGCAGCCGGCTGGTGGGGGTGGGCTCTGGTGCTGACAGACGCCCTGCGTCGGCTCATCCGGCCGGTGACGACCATTGTGCTGTTGGTCATCACGCTGTACATCGACAGCCTGTTGATCGACAGGTTGACTGGCGCGGATTGGGCCAACCTTCCCGCTGCTGATCGCTTGCAGATCGCCAAGGAGGCGCTGTCGTGGATCAGCGGGCAGTGCAGCGCGGTTCTCTCCTTCTGGTTTGTCTCCAGAGGGAGTTCAAAGTGACTCTATACCAAATCCTATGCGCCGCTAACCAGGCTGTTTACATTGGGTCAACCGTTGGCCCTCCTAGAAGCAGGTGGAAGGATCATTTAGGAGCCTTGAAGAAAAGAAGGCACCGAAACGCTCACTTACAGCGCATAGCGGACAAGTACGGAATTGATTCCCTCACGTTCACCGTCCTATCGTCGCTGCCCGCAAATACGCCTGAGCTTGACTTACGCAAGCTGGAAGCCCAAAAGATCAGGGACCTGAAATCGTCCGGGGCGCGGGTGTGCAACATCGCTAGTTGTACCATTGCGCCAATGACTGGGAGGAAGCACTCCCTGGAGTCTATAGAGACTATGCGGAGGGTGCAGAGGGCCCGGGCAGATGAAGAAAAGGCTCTAGGGATAAAGAGGGAGGTCTCCGAAGAGACGCGAAGGCTCCTTTCTTTGTCTAGCGCGGGCCGAACAAAGAATGCCGACCAAAGAAAGGCAATGTCTCTGAGGGTTTTAGGAGTCCGAAGGTCTCCTGAAACCAAGCTGCGCATGAGCCAGGCCCAACTGGCCGCTGGAACCCACAAAGGGAAGGCCAAGCCTCCAAAGCAAAGAGCGGCTATGTCGGCCGCCAGGAAAGACAAGAAGCGAATTATTGCTCATCAGGGAGACTTACCCCCTCAGGAATTTGAGTCTGTGACAGCCGCAGCGAAGGCGCTGGGGCTGAATAAGGGTAATGTTTCGGAAGCTGCCAATCTCCCCGGGAGAAAAATCAAAGGCTGGTCATTTTCGTTTGTCTCTCGCGGCAGCTCGAAATGAGTCAACAAGGAACCACCATGAAACGAATTGCACTTGCCCTCGCCCTTCTGCTCTCAATGGCCTTTGCTTCCGCCGGCACGCTCTGCGGCGCACAGGCCACGGGTAAGCGACACCTGGAAGGCGACACGTGGACGGCCAAGACACCGGGGCAGTATGTCGACGACACCGGTTACTGGCAGTACTGCCCGAGTTGGGTGGCTCCGGATGGCGGCGACCCCAAGACACCTGAGCCCCAGCCGCCCTGCCCTGGCCGGGAAGGCGCAGAGGTTTGGTATGGCGCGGACAACGTGTCCGAGTGCGACTCCCGCCCGAAGGACCAAACGACAAGCCTGGCCACCAAGCTGCACTTCGCGCTGCACAAGGACGTCCAGATGATCTATGACGATCTGGGCCCCACTCGAGGAGCCCAGAAGTGGCAGTGCCTGGCAGGTAACTGGAAGCTACTATGGGCCTCTTGCGAGACAATCAAGCAAGCCCCGGCGGTTCTCAAGCCGCCACGAAAACCCTTGAAGACAAAGTGATGGTCCACGCCAGGTTCTCCCCTTCTGAAGGCGACACCCTGGCGGAAGTGGACTACAAAGATGGCCCCGTGCCAGCTTTGCATCTTGGGCTCGGCGCCCGGATCCGCTACTGGGCCCGGTGGGCCAAGGGCAAAGCCCCTCGAGAGACCATCCTGGTGCAGAGCACCGCCTGGGCCGACACGCTGTCAGAGTTGGATGATGCTGGACGAATAAGCATCTGCCAGGTCGCTGTGGGTGACCATCAGGATCTGGTCGAAGTCGCAGGCACTGAGCAGCCCAAGCATCGCTGACTCCCTGCTGTCGCTACATGCGGCCGCCGGTTCGTCCAGGATGAGGAACCCCAAGCTGGGCAGGAATGTCTTGGCTAACGCCAGCCGGATAGCCAGCCCGAGAGAGTCCTTGGTGGATCCGGACAACGACTTGGCCGACTTGCCGTCCACCGCGAAGCCTTTCTCGCCGCGTGTGACCACCGAGGGCGTGCCCCGGACCTGGCTGAAGTATTGGCTGACAGTTGACAGAACCAGCGCCCAGACCTTGTTGGCCACCACCGGACGCGCCTCGCGCACCCGCTTGATCACCTGATTGTGTAATTGCATGGCCGCCAGATTCGCCCGCAAGCCCTCCAGGCGCTTTTGGGCGCCCTGGTAGACACGCACCTGGGCCTCATGTGCCGCCTCGGCGTCGCGCAGCGCCTGCGAGGCCTGCAGGACGGCCTTCTCGCCCGCCTGCACAGCCAGGAAGGTCTCGGAGACGGCCGCCTGAGCTTCCGTCGCCTCAGCCAACGTCGCGTTGGCCTTGTCCACATCCAACGCGCTCAGGGCCACCACGGCCAATCCGTGTTCGGTGTCCAGCTCCTGGAGCTGCACGCACAGGCGGTCGAACTTGGACCGCACCGCGTCCAGCCGCTGGGCCTGGTCATTCGCCTGCTTGATCAAGGCATCAAAGTTAGTACCCACTTCGGCAATCGTGGCCGGGCCGGTCCAGCGTAAGGGGCCGGGTACTTCCTTGCTCACTCCGTACGCAACCAGATCGGGGTTTTGTTGCGCCAGGTCTGATCGAGCCTTGTGGGCCACCCGGATATGGCCAAGCTCCGTCCGATCCTCGGTGTGGCCGTGCAGTAGCAGCTTGATGTCTCGCTGGCGCTGCGTCGACGTGGCGATGCGCTCGTCAAGCGTAGTGTTCTTGGCCACCACCTCAGGTACGTTGCTTAGGTCCTTGCCGCACAGCCCGCAGGCCGTCTCGGTGATGCGCTGGGCGCCGAGGGAGGCCACAAGCACGGCCTCTTTCTGCCCTTCCGTCTTCAGCCGCTTGATGGCTTCATCGGCTTCGTTACTAGCCAGAATCAGCCCTTCAACGGTCCCTTCCCAGGTGGCGGTCTCGTCCTTCAGCAGTTCTTCCAGCTGGGACTTCACCCGGCGCTGGCGGGCCGCGTCGGAAGCGGCCGCGCGCTGAGTCATCAGGTCGGCCACGTCCGCGCGGGGCAGGGTTTCCAGTCGAACCAACTCTTCCCGCGCGGCCGCCACGGCCTGCTCACAGTCGAACTGAGCTTTCGTCGCCCTGGCCAGCCGCCCACCGGCCGCGCGGGCCTCGCCCAGCACTTGGTGAGCGCCGGCCACATCGAACTTGGCGGCGGCAGCCTCAAGGCCTGCGAGGGTCTTCTTCAGCTCGGTTAGCGGCTGGGTCTTCCCGGCAAGCGCGGCTTGCAGGCTAGAGAGATCCACCTCAGCCGGCGGCTCGGCCAGCGCGTCCTGGGCGATCATCGCCTCAAGCGTGGCGGTGCTGCCGCAGGGCAGCTTCTCCTGGATCTTGCTGATGATCGTGTCGAGCAGCCCAATGTCGCCCAGATCCTCGATCAGCTCCACGGCTTCGCCCGGTCCCTTGTCCAGCGCGCCGCGCAGGTTGCCCTGGCTGGCCAGCAGGACTTGCTTGGCGATCGCAGCGGTGCAACCGAACAGACCCTCAACGAACTTGGTGACTTCGGCCTGGCCGCTGGCTCGCACGCCGGCGCCCGTGAGTTCAGCGCCTGCCTTGGCGCGATACAGCGAGAAAGGCTGGCCAGCGTGCATGAACTCGAGTTCAACCCGGAGCGTGGAGTCGGGGCAGCCCCATGTGACCGTCTCGGCCAGCGTCTCGTCCAACACGGCAGAGCCGAACAGACCGTACGCGATGCCTTGGATCAGGCTTGACTTGCCCGCCTCGACTTCACCTCGGATTGTCTGGAGACCAGAACCGAAGGAGATGATGAGGTCCTGGTGGACCTTGAAGTTCTTGAGTGTGACTTTGGTGAGCATCAGAGAACCTTTTCCACGACTGCGAATTCCTCCGGCTTGAGGAACTCCTTGAGAGCGGCCATCACATCGAAGGCTTTGACGGACTCAAGTGAACGCTCGAACACTTGGCTGCCGTCTTCAGCAAGCACCTTCACCGCGTTGGTGATCACTAGAGCATTGGACTGGCGGCGGTACAGGCTGATGGCGCTCACTACTTCAGAGGCCTGCACCGTAGCCGCTTGGCCGACCACACGAATGAACGGCTTGTCGCTCTCAGTCAAAGCGTCCCAGGGCATCTGTTCGAACACCTCCTGGATGTCGTAGAGCTTTTCCAAGCGAGGTTGCCCGTTCTCGACGATCGTCCACCGCTTGGCATCTGACCCCAGGCAGTCGGACACGCTGGTCACGATCTGGTTGCCGGGGATCCAAACCTTGTCGATCTTACGAGTTTGATGCTCGTGGGCGATCACGATGTGTTTGGCAGGACAGGCCTCAGCTTGCTCCTGACTCAGGTTCAAGGACTGGTCTGACTGTGCAGCGAACTTGTTGTCGAAGTTGCAGTGAAGGTAAAGCACCTCGCAGGGGGGAACTTTGGCTAACGCAGCATCAAAACGGTCTTGATTGCTCACGTGGGGAACAACATAGCCGTAGGGTGTCATCGTGGGCTGTTCAATGATTTTGATGTTACGGTGCAGACCGGAGAGCAGGCGGCCGAGCAGCTGGAAGCTGCTGAGCGTGGTGTCAGTCTTAGGCGCATCGTGGTTCCCTGCTACAAGGAACAAGGTCATGTACTCACACTGGCCCAGCCAGCCATGCAGGATCTCAAACGTGCGGAGGAAGTCTGCCGTGGGCACAGAGATGCTGTCGAACAAGTCTCCCAAGATCATCAAGTCGCTGGGCACCTCGTCGATCCGCAGGGCGAATTGGTGGAGTACCTGCTGGCGCAGGTTCCAGGCGCTGATGGGTGTGGTGCCAGCTGAACGCTGCACGCCGATGTGGACGTCGTTGAGGATGGTAAGGTTTCTAACGTATGTCATAGGTCAATCCCTGGTAAGTTCGTCGAGCGCTTCAGCAAGGGTCAGCAAAGGCTGGTCTCGCATGTCCCAGCTGGACGTGCTGTCGCCGGTGAAGTACTTCAGGCTACTCGTCCGCCACATTGGGCGGTCGGCCCGGTAGACGGCGCCTTTCAAGGGAAGGAAACCCACGATCACCAAGGACTTAAAGCCGGCCATCTCCCACATCCGCACGCGCGAGCGCTGCTCTGTTGGGTAGTTCGGACGGGGCAGACGAAACTCATGGTTGACTTCCTTCACCTCCAGCATCCAACCAACACCTTTGTTGCCCACCAGGTAGTCTGCTGTGATCGATGCGAAGGAGCCCGCCCGCGCATCGGGCAGACGCATGAAGTTGAAGTTGCCCCGCTGGGCGAGAACGTTGAGGTGGGCTCGAACTTTGCCTTCGGCCCACTTCCCGCGCGTGCCTTGGCTCACGTCCCCACCTTCTCATCCGCGCCGTCCCAAGTGAACTCTCCTGCAGCTCCCACAGGGAAATGGGCACCACAGACCGCACAGAACGTACCGCTGTAGAAGCCAGGGTCGCGTGCGTAGGTCTCGGCCAGCGTTAGTTTTATTGTCGTGACGCCACCGCACTTGTCGTGCACGTAGCTACGTCGCACGGGCCGCACAAAACCCTTCGCGCGCTCCTCGGCGCTCAGAACCACATAGCCCTTCTGCTGGCCGTTTGGCTGCAGTTCGCGATGATCAGGGGTGACGGGCGAGCCGTCGGTCAGGGTGATCTTGCTCACTTTGGCGCTCCAGTTCGTGCAGCTTCGTCGCTGGCGGCTTTCACCACCCTGCCGAGAGCCGCGAGGTTTGTCGTGTCCACACGCAGGACCAGCATTCCGTCGGCGAGCAGGCCGGCATTCTTGAACTCATATCCCGATTGCTTGAGATGCCGCTCGAAAATCGGCAGCTTCCACTCGTCAAGAACGATGCCCGCTGTTTTCTTGGCATCGACGGTCACGACAGCACCTCGATGGTGACGGGCACCTTGGACTTGCACATCGGCTGGGTCACGCCAGCGCCAGGCTCGAACTCGAAGGACTCCCCATTGATGACGATCTCAGCGATCGGAACCTGGACGACGGTGAGGTGGTAGGCGAAGGCTTCAGCGAAGTCCTCAGCGCCTTCGCCTTGGATGGTGATTCTCATTTCACTTCCTTCACATCGCCTTCAGCCACGATGCGTGACAGGCATTGTTTATGAACTCGGTGCTCGACCCCAACTTTGTCAACCACCCGGCTGTAGGAAAAGCCTCCGCCCTTCATCAGCATCAACTGCTTGTTGCAGTGCCAGCAGAAGGACACGCCGCCGTCCTTGAACTTCCTTGGCCCGCGCAGCGCAATGAAGGTCATTTCGGAATACTCCCCTCAACGCGCTTCTCGTAGCTGTTGCCCTGAACACGCGGGTTGATGTCTCGGATCTCCAAGCAACGCTGGCAGAAGTACCGGTCCTCGTAAATCACCCCGTGCGCGCCACTGCCAGGCATCGAGTACTTTTCGAAGTGCCAGACGAGGCCGGCGTAGGAGAAGTTGTGATCGCAATCAGCCACGTTTGGTCGCCTTTTCCCAGATGTTGTCCAGGGTCTCTGATTGCTTCAAAGACAGCCCTCGGCCCTCAGCAATCTGGCTCTTGATCGAATCAATGAAGCCAGCTTCCCAGCTCGTCAAGCGCTCACAGCGCTCCTCACAGTCTTCGATGAGGGTGAGGTACTCGGATGTCCAGTCAGCCACCATAGCCCTCTCGAACTTCCAGCCGGATCCTGATCGGCTCCAGAACCCGCTGATCAGTGATGTCGATGTCCGTCAAGCGTTGGTATTGCTGGTCGTCAAAGAACACATTGATCTCGTAGCCCAGCTTGTCGCGCATGTAACGCCCCAGCTCGCGGGCCAGCGTGGACTTGCCTGTGTGGGCCCGGCCCGTGATAGTGACCTTGAGCTCATTCATGGTGGATACACCCCTTCTTTCCACCGTCATCCTTACCGCCTTTACCCTTCTTCGCCATGATTTCACTCCTTGTGTTGAACTTTCAGTGTGCCACTTCCAGGCTTTGCTGCCAAGCTTTCAAACCCGCAGCAACAGCCTCTTCACTCACTTCGGTGCCGATCTCGAATTGATCAGCCGGTCCGAAGGACTTACCGAATGCAATGCTGGAGACGATGGGGATCTGCATGTTGGCAAACGGCTGCACCATACAGGCGTGCGCTTCCTTCAGAAAAGCTAACAAATGATCTGAGCGTACGGACCAGACGATTTCATCATGGACCGGGAACATGAAGCGGCAGTCGTACTTGAAGCGCAAGCCCGCACGCCACATTGCGCCACTCGCGCGCTTGATCATCTCAGCGGAAGAGGACTGCACTTCAGTGTTCACCCCCTGGCGCAAGGCCTTGGACGCTTCGTACCGATCCTCGCTCATCAAGGCGTCGGCCAGGTGCCGCACAGCGCCGCACATCGTGCGCACCTGCCCTGTGGCTCGCACCTCGTCCTCCACGGAGTTCTTCCACTCTCGGGCCACCGGGAAGGCTTCTTCCTTAGCATCGATGAAAAGCTGGGCCTCATCCTCGGGGATAATCAAAGTCTCGGCCAATTTAGGGGCCTGAGCCCCGTACTCGGTTGTAAAGTTAACCTTTTTCCCAATTGTGTAGGCTTTCACTACCTCTGGGTCATGGGCCTTATACGCAGCCATAAATGTATCATAATCCCAATCAGCGTACTTTGCATCCCAGGTCTTCAAGATCCCCAGCCCGGTCAGGGCGTGCATCTTCTTTTTGTGCTCGCCAACGAAGCAGGCGACCATGTTCGGGTCCTGGCTGTAGTCGGCGATGATGCGCAGCTCCTGGGCGTCCTCGTCCATTGAGACGATCACAGCGTCGGGCCGGTGCGGCACATACACCTCGCGCACCTTAGGCGTTTCGCCCTCGGCCTTCGGGTGTTTGGACACCTGCGTGATGTTGGGCTTGGAGCAGGTCCAGCGCCGCGTGTTCGTGGCCGACTGTCTGTTGGACGGGTGCACCTTGCCCGTCTTCCAATGCACGAAGTTGGGGTAGGTGTTCCAGTACAGGCCGCGCCGCGTTTGCACGATCTGCATCTCCGACAGCGCGGCCAGGATGGGCCGCACCTCTGACCCTTCAGGTACGTCGTACTTCAGGGCGTAGGCCATGGCCAGCGCATTCGCCTTCGGGTTCCCCTCGCGAATGCCACCCGCCCGCATGTTGTCCGTTACCTCTCCGCGTAAGCGAACTGGTAGCGAAAGGAGCTCGTAGAGGACTGTGGCCTTTTGTTTCGGCGAGTTAACTTTGAACGCCGGCTCGCCGGTGAAGCGGGAATGTACAAGGCGCGTGAATGCCTCAGCACCGGCCGCACTTTGACTACACGCCTGGAGTGCCTGCGCAAGTAGTTCTTGCCCCGCATCGCGAACAGCCTCAACCAGCTTTTCGATCTTGCGAACCTTGGTCTCAAGCTCTGCTCCTGTGAAGATTTCGAAGGCCTCTTTCACTTCCGCCGCTGTGATGCCCGTGCCGTAGACGGGGGGCACGGACCCAACCCAGTTGTGGGCAATGAGGAATTGGCGCAGGACGGCCCAGGCCTTATCGAAGGCGACATCGTCTTCCTTGACCAGCTCGTTCAACCGCTTGAGCGAGATGTCCACGCCGTCCACGAAGGCTTGTGCGCCGGCGTACATGGCATCGATCTCGACATCCAGGTAGACATCGTAGTGATGATCCAGATGCATGTGCAGCTTGTAGAAGTTGTGCAGCGCAGAGCAGGTGATCGTGTCGTCGCAGCCGTAGGCCAGCACGCGCGCACCGGTCAGCTGGTTCATCTTGTACTGAACCCCGTCGATCGTCGTGACCTCCTCATAGGTCGTCTGCTCGTAGTTCAGCCAGCGCTTGCTGCACTGCTTGAGACCCTGCTCAGAGTTCTCGTCCACATACGCCGCCTCGATGCGCGTGTCCAGGCAGTTGGGCAGCAGAATGCCCCACTCCTGCAGCAGCACAGGCAGCTCAAAGCCAGCGGCGTTCTGGATGGCCAGAGGCTTCATGGCAGCGATCTGCAGCACCAGGTCCTTGACCTGGGCGGAGGAGCAGTTGTCGGTATCGAAATGGTCCACGGGGAAGTACAGCGATTTCTCCAGGTTCCGGCCGAACGTGATGGACAGCCCGGTCAACTCAGACCCAATGACGTCCACGCCTTCAGCCTTGCCTGTTTTGCTCTGCGCGGCCAGCCAATCATCCGACTCGGGCGGCGTGGAGGTTTCGATGTCCAGCCCGACGAAGTCCGATGCCTCGATGAAGGGCATGGCCCAGCGCACAGCCGCGTCGAACTTGTCGCCGGTGACCAGGAACTTCGTGGCGTACCACTGGGCCAGGCGCTCATCTGGTTGCGCTGGCTTGGGCAAGGCCAGCCCAGGCGTGAAGTGCAAGGGGTGCATCAGGGTGTTGACCCACTCCGGGCGCAGCTTGGCAAGCCGATAGGACTTGATGACTTCATCGCGCTTCTCGTAGATGCGCTTGATCAGCTTATCCTCTTCCGCGTTCGAAGCCAGCTCGTCGAGCGAATTCGATTCGAGCATACGCTCCAGCTCGAACAAACCTTCCTCACCGTAGCCAGCCACGAATTGAAGGAAAGCAGCGTCTCCAAAGCCTGGGCAACCCTTGATGTTGTCACTGGAGTCACCCACCAAAGCCTTGTAGACTGTGATCAGCGAGAAGGGGAAGCCGCCGTACTTGTTGACGCTCAGCTCGTCGCCAAACAACACATCGATCTTGGCGCCGTACTCATTCGTGCCGACCAGCGCCAGCATGTCACCGTCACCTGAGACGATGACCAGATCCTCTTCCATGTGCTTGGCCAGCCAAGCGAGCATGTCATCGGCTTCCACGAAGTCCTGCTGCAGCCCCAGCGAGCCAAGGTCGTGGAAGACCTGCTTCAACTTGTCCTGCAGCTTCTGCAGCTCCTCGTGGAACTCCTTGGGCTTCTCCTCGCCAGGCTTCTTCTCTTTGTAGGAGGAGGAGATCATCGTGCGCTGCTTCTTCGCCGAACGCCCTTCGAACACAAGGATGGCGTCCTTGGGCGCCAGCCCAAAGCGGTTGAGGGCCGACACCATCTTGTTGATGGAGTTCTCGTAGCCGTGCTGCCAGCCATTGACCAGCACAGACTTCTCCCCGTGTAGCACTTCCTGTCCGAACTCCTTGTCCTTGCCTGCGTACAGGCAAGTCTTCATCACGGAGGGCATGTCAAAGGCAATCCTCATTTAGCCTCCTCTTCTGAAGAGCCGGCGACTGGCACAAGGTTGAATTGCCGGAAGCACTCCACAAAACGCTCTTCAGTGCCCACCTCAACATAGGTGGTGATTGAGATCAGTGCCGCTTCTCCAGCGGTGAGTTTGAACTCCAGACTGTGGACCATAAGGTCCTTAAATCCAAGCGCTTGAATCAGCGCGACGGCTTCAGGAGAGTTTGAAGTAAGCAGTCTTTTGGTCATGGGCTATCTCCTCTGCAAGGTTTTCTAAGGCTGCCCACAAGCGCGTCTGGAGGCTTGGGGCCTGTCCAAAAGGTAACCACGCCATCCTCACCGGGGTCGGCGTGATCTATCGCACGCGGCTGGAACAACTCAGCCGGCGGCCGGTCATCCCCTTCAGGATACGTCTCGCAGTACGTCCACAGCATGATCAGGTTGCACATGGCATGCCCGGAGTGGGGCAGGCCCGACTCGGGGTCGGTCACCTCACCCAAGAACATCGCCCGCAGGTGGTGTTCGCAAGACGAGATCACAGCAGACCAGGGCATCCCCTTGGCCCAGTTCCACTCAGCGTACTTCGTTCGGCCGTAGTCAAAAACGCGACCGCAATTGTCCCAGTCAGGCCCCAGCTCGTCCATGGCGCACATCAGACGAGCCCGATCCTCAAGGCCTCCCCCTCGCAGCTGGAAGGCGCCAAGCAGGGCCATAGCCAGAGCTGGGGCAGGCGCCGACCCAGGGGCCCTGCCTCGGCGCAGCGTCATCCAGCTTGCGATGGCCGTCAGAGGAATCAGAAATGTGTGGGGCTTGCCTGCGTTGAACCGGGCACCGCTGCCCCGCTCGGTACTTCCAAGGTTGCCAATGCCCTCTGTCATGATGTCAGTCCTTTGAGTCTATGGTTGATGTTCATCCTCGCCGCAGCGAAGGCTGAGTGGAATTGCTCTGTCAGTTCCGGCGTCAGCAACACTGTGTGCAGGTTCTTGGCCGTTAGGCGGTTCCTGAACGTCGAGGCGCCCCAGAACTCAGGCACCAAGAGGCTGTGGATGGTTCGAAGCTTGGCAAAGTCGGTCAGATCTGAACACAAAACTTCATCGGCTTCATCTAATGCCACCAGCTCGCGCCGCAGGTCCACTTCTGCGAAGCGCCGACGGCGTGCACTGTGCCCATTGGGCTCGCCCGTGCGCTCAAAAACCCCCCAGTTGTTTTCAATGAGGCTGCGCAGATGCTCTGTATCGTTGTCCACCTCCACCTGCATCATGCGGCTGCCGTCGTACCACCAATCCCGCGCGGTGAGCAGGCCCAGAACGCTGATGGCATCGCGCACCAGTTCCGGCTCGGCTAACTTGGCTCTGAAGTTCATGAACATCGTGCGCATGTTCAGCACTGGCTCGCTAATCCTGGTGGCGTCCACCGAGCGGGGGCTGAGCAACAGGCTTTGGAGATCCGCGCTCGTGATCACCTGACTATCACTGACCCCAATGACAGATCCATCCAACACCCCCAGAGCGAACTCATGTGTGCGGGCCAAATAGGTGGCCCCCTTGGCCACGACCGCAGCGCCTGCGATGTCCTGGAGGGCCACAGCCAACTGCACCGCCGCTGTGTGTGCCGGCAGGCTGCTCTCATAGGGCACCAGGTAGGCACCCAAGGGATCCCAGGCAGCGCGAGTGTTGCAAGCGCTGGCCAGCGCGCTGCGCAGGGGCTGATGGCTGCTGATCACGCCGGCGTAAACGGTTTGGATCCGGCTGGCCATGGCCAAATCTTGCTGCTGTCGTTGGCCACCAAAGGCGATCTGCCGAGCGGTACACCCGTGCTCGTCCGTGGCGCAGCCAGCCATGGCTGGAACATACCAAAGCTCGAACGAGGGAGTTTCGCCGCCCAGCACGTCGCTCTTGAGCCCGCCGGCGGCCGACAGCTGCCGACTGACCCAACGCACCAGGCGCTGAACTGCCTTGCTCACACGAACTCGCTCAGGTCAGGCGCCTCCCAGCCCTCGCGCTTGCCGATCTTGCCACTGGGCAGGATCACAGGCAGTCCGTTCACAAACTTGTCGTCGTTCGCATTGAGCACTGCCAAGTCCGCCTGTAGCTTGTTCCAACCGGCAAGGAAGGCTACGCCGTTGATAGTCACGTCGATGTCGCAGAGAGCGTCGAGGGCAGCAGCGGGACTGGAGAAGGACATAGCACGCCCGCGCTTGAGTTGGCTGGCCAGGTTCTTCACGCTGTGCTCAGCCTCTGCCAGATCAGAGACGCTGCCGTCAGACAACACAATCTCCTCTAAGAACTCCGCCACCTCCTCCAGCATGCAGCCTACCTGCAGCGACACGTGGCCAGGGTTGTGCACCTCCTTGCCAGCGCGTGTCAACCAGTCGGCCACTCGCAGGAAGTTCGGCGTCTGGTGCCGAGCGAAGCTCGGCTTGAGCAAGATCTCCACATGACCCGATTCACGGGTCGCCTCGGGCAGGTCGTACTCAATCCAGCCTTCCTCCTCACTGGCCGTGATGACGTAGTGTTGCTTCATGCCGTCCAACAGGACAACACATTGAGAAGCGGCTGGGCTGTACCAGCGGTGGCCGTGGATGCAAGAAATGTTCATAGGGGCTCCAGTTTGCGGAGGGTGTACTCAAGGTCCTTATCCAGATTGCCAGCGTTGAGTAGCCACTGACGGTAGTCCCTCGGCACGTCGACAACCGGTCGGCCACCGTACTTGCCGAAGGGCATGATGGAGAGCATGCGCGGCTTGGCTTGACGCTTGATGACCTGGTCAAGCGTCAAGCCGTGGTCGTTCAGGATTCGGCGCAGGATGTTGAGTGAGGTATGGGCGTCGCCCAGTGCGCGGTGCGCGGCGAAATCCGGCAGCCCAAGATGCTCTCGGATCGTGGTCAATTTGTGATTGACTGCGCCGGTGACGTACTGGCGGGATAAGGATAGCGTGCAGACCTCGCCAGCCACATCCAGATGAGGTCCGGCAATCCGTAGATCGAAGGGCAGGTTATGCGCAATGAGGACACAAGGCAGGTCCTGCAAGGGCGCGATGGCCTGCTCAATTGTGATGGCATCAGCCACCTCCTCGTCGGTGATGCCATGTACGCCGATTGCGCCCGGCTCGATGGGCCTCCCAGGATTGACCAAGGTGACGTATTCGTCCAACACTTCCATCTGTTCGTTGATCCGCACATAAGCGAACTCAACAGCGCAGACAGGGGGCGTCAGACCTGTGGTCTCGAAATCTATAACCGCAATGTTGAGCCTAGTCACTCTGCACCTCCGGCAGCGCAGAGTGACCAAGGTTTTGATACCTCGCTGCCTGCGCTGTAGTAAGCCAAGAACCTGCCATCAGGTCTCTTCAATGCAATCGACCCGTCTGCGTAAAGATTCCCTTGCGTTCCTTCAGGCAAGAAAACTCCTCCCAGGTACCTCGCGTGGACGGCCGCCACTGCCGCCCTAAATTCTTCATCCGAGCATGCAATCGGTTTATTCATAGGTTCTCTAAACAAAAAGCCCGCCAAACGCGTCAGCAGAGTGGCGGGCGAAGACCCCCGAAGGGGCCAGGGAGGACCGTCACACGTCTTTGTGGGTGGCGAACTTCACGATGGTATAGATGTCGCCATTGCTGTTCTTCGTCACGTTCGCCGACAGATCCAGCACCCGCGCCTGCTCTTCGGTGATGTTGCCCTTGGCCAGGTCGTAAAACGACTGGATGATGTAGCGGTCAAACTGCGACCGCGACTTCGGCGACAGGTCGATCTGTACCAGCGTGTTGTCCATCGCATCGCTCTTCTCGGCGGCCAGCAAAGAGCCCACGATGATGTAGCGAGCGTTCACGCGGGCATTGACCCAGCCCAGTTCGCGCAGGTCGGCCAGGTGTTGTTTGACGTCGGTGCCGTCGCTGCAGGTCACGCCGTCGGCGGAGTAGCGCACCACGTCCTTGGTGGCCTTGTTGTCATTGGGCGTAACGACGAACTGTTCCTGGTAGGACAGCAGTTCGAACAGCAGCTCAGAGCCCAGGCTCAGATTCGACTCCCGGTCCATGAACTGGCCCTGCGAGGCTTGCAGCTGCGCCAGGGAGTCGTACTGGACGATGAACTTGTCCTTCAGCTCCTTGATGCAATTGGGGTTGACCTTGGGCGAGTTGGAGGCAACCAGGCCGCCTTGCTTGGGCGCCGTCACCACCGCAGTGGTCTTGGCAGGAGCAACGGTCTTGGCCGGAGCAGCGGCAGTGGCAGTGGCGGCGCCACCAGCAGCGGCAGCTTCTTCCTCGGTCCAGGGAGCGCTGTCGGGAGTACCTGCAGCATCCGGTTCTTGCACGACGGTCTCTTGAGAGGCTTCGAATTCAGCGGGGGGCTTGCGTTTCAGCACCATGATAAGTTCCAGTTCTGTAAAGTTGAAGAGTGACCGTCTTTCCGGCCTGCCAGGGCACTCATTGTGCCAACAATGCAAAGAGTGTCAAGCGATTATCTGCGGCGAGCCGTAGGCATTTTGAAGCCACGCAAGCCCGCTCTGATCAATTCTTCCATGTCGAACACATGAGCGCCGCCCGGCACAGACAAGGAGGATTCCCCCATGTGCATCAAGGAGGAGACCCCGCGCAGGCTGTGGGAGAACGCCTGCTCGCCGCTGTACAGCGGCTTGGTATTGGTCAGTCGGCAGTACTGGCGGTAGCGAGCGTAGGCCGACCGGGCAGACAGCTCCAGAGTTTCCTTGCCCCCGACATCACCGGAAGCGTATTCGAAGCCATAGCGCATAGCGTGAGGTACAAGGGGGTCCTCGTACGACAAGTCCACCAGCACGTTGAGCACCTTCAAGTACTCAGGCAGCGTCGAAGGTGCCAGGTCCTTCATGCGCAGGTAGGAAGCCTTGTGGAAGTCCGCGAAGTCCTCAGCAAACGCATCCTCGCCCAAGGCCGCCTGCACGAGCTCCTGGAACTTGGTCAAGCCGAACTTGGCCACCGTGAAGTTGAAGACCGAGCGCTCCCGCGCCGATTGCTTCTCACGAAGGACTTCAGGTGACAGGCCCCCTTGCAGATCTTTCTCGGTCAACATCAACTCATTGCGGGCCGCCTCGTACATCGGATCGAACTCTCGAGCCAAGTCCTTCGGCGTGTAGCCTGTGCGCACCAGCTTGGAGGCCAGGTAGTACCCCAGGATGGCCAGTACATGTGCGTTCTTTTGGAACGCAAAGAACCGGCTGGCCCATCGGTGTGCTACACCCTGCGGCGGCGGTGACACAGCCACCAGGACCACGCGCTCCATGACGGCCGTTTCCTCTTCGATCGCCTCAGCGATGAACATGATCGGCGCGCTCAGTGCGGTGGTAGACAGTACCCGGAAATTGTCGTTGTCGCGGCTGCCGCCGCCGCGCTGTACATCTCGGGCGTTGTAAGCGTCCCGGAACATGAGGAGAAGGCGGTCGTGCATGCCTGGGGCCATGGCATGAGGCTTGTACTCGTCAATGACCATCGGTATCGAGTCGGTTCCTGAGGCGCACTGACTGAGAGCGAAGACAGTAGATCCTGGTGTGACAATCTTTGGGTCCTGGTTGTAGTAGAACAGCTTGGTCATCGCCATGATCATGGTTGACTTGCCGCTGCCTGCCTGGCCGGTGACGTGGAGCAGCGGGAACTGCTTGTAGGCGCGTTGGAAGATCGACTTGAAATAGCAGGCAGTGAGCCAACCAATCATCGAACCCACCATGTCAGGCCGCTGGCATCTGAATAGGTTGGACAGTGCATCACGCATGATCTCGTCGTTGCCGTTCTCCTTGATCCAGGAGGCCAGCTCAGGCGCATCGGTCAGGTCGCAGCGATAGATCCCCCGAGTGTCAGGCTGGCCCTGGAAAACAATACTCAAGCCGGCGTCCTTCGCCCGCTGCTCCATCACCACCTGCTTGCCGTCGGACCAGATCAGAAACGGTGTGCGCAAGGTCTCCTCGGGGTGGTGAGGGATGTTGACCATGGACAGACCTTCGCGCTCGTGCACGAAGATATCGCCGCCGTTCTTCTTCTTGGACATCTCCATGGTGCGCAGGAACACAGCCTTGGCCTGTGCTTCCGTCCCGTTGAACGCGTGGCCAAAGCGGCTGTAGCACTTGTTCAGCTCAGATGCCGAATGGAAGGTGCTCAGTTCCACCGGGTGCTTGCCGGCGGGCTTCCCGTTGATCAACACGTCCACCTCTAGCAGGGAGACCTTGTTCGAATCCATCGAGCGCAGTGCGCGGGCGCTGCTCCAGCTCACGCTGCTGAGCCTGCGCGGGCCGAACTCTGTTTCTCCGTAGATGCCGTACTTGGTCAGCGTGATACCTGATGCCACATCGCCGTATTCGTCCACCACCATTGGCGAAGCCTCGCCTTCGGCGGCCTCTTCCGGCGCCTCATTGGCTTGCTTGATGTCCTTCTCGATCTCCTCTCGATCGATCGAGATGCCGTCCAGGTCGGGAGCTGGATGGCTGAGTAGGCTGCGCACAGGCTGCGAAGCGTACTCGTAGCATGGATCGTCACCGATCACTGCGTACATGCGCCGCAATTCGTCCTCGCGCAACTGCTTGGTGTTGTAGCGCCGGCCGTCCGACTGGTGCTTCTCGCACAGACCTTGGCACTTCTCCACCAAGGCGTCTTCGGGCAGCCCCACCGTGCGAGCGTAGATGGCCAGCTGCATGGCGATCTGGTTGAACCCTGCGCCCGGCTTCAATCCCTCGCCCATCATCATGAGCTCAAGCGAGGGCATGGTGTTCTTCAGCAGGTTGGGATCGATCGTCTTGCGCTTCTTCGCGTTGCGCAGCTTGTCATTCACGTCCTGGGAGTGCTTGTCGAACAGCATCGCCAGCTCAAGGTTCATGTCGGTGACGCTCTCCTTGGGCACCTCGCAGGGGCTGGACGTGAGGGAGTCGACCAGCTCAGGCGTCAGATCAGGGACCACTTCGGGTGCGATCCATACCTTGAACTTGCCGTTGGGTCGCTTGACGTTCGGCTGGCGCCACATCCGGCCCATACCGACGGAGTACACGCGCCAGTCGATCGTGTCCTCAGCCAGGTCCAGAATCATGCGCTTGTAGATCAGCGGTAGATGTAAGTACCCACTCTTCGCAATCTTGGTGACGAAGACCGCCATTGGAATCTCGATGTGGAACCCCTTAGACCCGGTGGCGTAGACCCGGTAGGAATTCGGGTCCAAGTGGAAGCGCTTGGTCAGCGCGGCCACGAAGGCCTGCATGTCCCTTAGACCCGGGGCGTAGACCCGGTAGGAATTCGGGTCCAAGTGGAAGCGCTTGGTCAGCGCGGCCACGAAGGCCTGCATGTCCTTGATGCTGCGGGCAATGTCAGGGGAATCAAAATCGACATAGAGCGGGCCTAGGTATTTCAGGGCCAGCTTCTCTTCCCGGGGCATCTCCTTGCTGGCCAGGCGGTCGGTGGCCAGGACTGTGATGAACATCGGGTGTTTTTCGCTCACCAGCTTGGCCACAGCATCCATCGGCACCGGCTTCCACGCCTCTTCCCCGCCGTCAACTTGGTAGTAGCGATACATCAGACGGCTCCGTTGGTGGGGAACAGTCCTTTCAAAGCACTGGACGTGCTCACGTAGGTCACCCCGGGGGAGCGAGTATCTGGGTTGTGGCGCATCCGCGCAATGAGGCCGAACCGCAAAGCCGGCTCAGCTTCTCCCTCGCGCGTGAAAAACTGCAGATCGCAGAAGCGGGGGACATACAGGAAGACGCCGTGAACCAGCTGAGGGGCGTGATCCAGACGGAACTTGTGGCCTGCCCCGTCGACTGCAGTGATTGCAAGCCCGTTGATTGGGCATGCCTCAAAATCCTCAATCCTCAGCGTATCTTGGATCGTTGGGACATCATCTTCATAGGTCCACAAAAGCAAAGTCTGGCCGACTGACAGGAAGAACCTGTGAGAAGAGCGAAGGGCCTGCCAAGCCCTCCAGTTGTCGCCTATCAAAAACCTCTTTGCCCCCTGCTCAGCCCAGGCTCTTTCCAAATTCAAGCGTGAGTTCGTGTCATATTTTGTGCTTGGTTCTTGCGACATAGCTCAGGTTTTCCCATAGATGGCATCCCGAATAGAGGCGAGGTTGCCTTCGGTCTGCTTGACGAGGTCGCCATTGTGCAGCAACCGATTGTGCAAGGGAACCTGAATCGTTCCTTGGGCCACAGCAATGCGCATGGTTGGCATGTGCACCTGGCCCTTGCGGTCTGTACGCCCGACGGACTGCGCAAAATGGATCGGCACAGTGGAGTACTCGAGGAACAAGTTCTCCCAGCAGACGTGCTGCGGCTCAAGCCCGAAGCCGGCCGACATGGGCTGCGCCACCAGGATGCGGCAGGTCGGGTCGTGCAGGAACCGGTCCACCGACTTGGCTGTGTTCGCGTCGGAGTAAGCGCCCACTGCGCCGCAATCCTCGAGGTAGCCCAAGACGGAGGCCGACGTCTTCTTGTAGTACGTCCAGATGATCAGCTTAGACTTTTTCGGATCCATGCATTGAGTTTCGTCAATGGTTTGATCAATCAGGTCATAAGCTGCTGAGCGGGCTTCGTTGTCGCCGCTGTAGAAGTCGAGGTTGACGATGATCTGCTGCAGATTGTGGTACAGCCGCTGCGCGGTAGTCGCGTCGATCTTCTGCCCGTCTTCCAACAGTAGCATCTGCTCGTTGGCCAACTCCTGGTACAGCTTCAAGTGGCCAGGGTCCAGGTCGTAGTCCATCACCTGGTAGCGCGGCTTGACGATGCCAGGGAACATCTCCTCCTTTGTTCGCTTGGCTGCGTTGAGCATCAGGTTCTGATGCACCACGCCCAAGTCGTTGTAGGCGGTGATGTTGCCGAAGAAATCCCGGGCGGCCACGTGGTGGTTCTCAAACTGCGCCAGGCTTCGGTAGACCATCGGCGTGGTCAGTTTGACGTAGGCATAGGCATCCGTCGGCTTGCTCGTTGGCGTGCCGGTAAGCAACTGCAGGTAGCTGGTCGCAAGCGTGTTGACCCGCTTAAATAACTTGCTATGTGAGGACTTCAGTGCGGTGCATTCGTCCACGATGATGTGAGGGTGCTCAGGCCCCAGCTCGCGAAAGATCCGGTCAAAGTCGCCACGGAAAATGTCATAGCTCATGCAGACCCACTTCGGCCCTTTGAGCTGCATTGCTTTACGCTGCGTGGGCGTGCCCTTGTAGGCGAGCACCTGCGAGTCGGGGTCGACACGCCGCAGCCACTTGACCCACTGAGGGATCAAGACAGGAGGCATGAGGACGATGTGGCAGTGGTGCCCCTTCATCCAGGCGTAGACGGTGGAGCACACCGTCTTGCCAACGCCGACATCGTAGAACCACTTGACTCGGTCGTGCATCGAGACGCGGTTCAGGTCTTCGAGCTGCAGGGGGGCTAGATCGTAGCCCGCTCGTTCCTTCAGTTTGTAGTGCTTGACTGCATCCTCAGCTTTTAAGAAGTAAGGGTATTGGTTCATAGAGGTTTCATAGAGGTTACAAGCATTGGTCACCGTTCCATCGTCGCGATCGCCCGCCGAGACATCGCCCGTGTGAGCCAATGCCGGCTGACAGCCGCGCGAAAGATCGCAGACCATCCGCCCGCCACCAGCTCGCCATCACACTCAGCGACATAGCTGTCGCAGCGTGGCCGGCGCCCATCAACGCAGCCCGGCTGCAGCAGGTTGATCACCACGCACTGCCGGCCGTACAACTCAATCGTGACGCGTCCGACCTGCTGGCCAGGAGGTGCGTCCACTGGGTAGATCGGCGCCGGCAGGGACATCCTGCGCGCATCCGCGGCGGCATTACGGCGCGCGATGGCCTCGGGCGTGTTGGCCCTGGCCCAGCGCGAGCGCTGCTTATTGCGGCGGTGAGTTTGCAAAGTTGGCATATCAACTAGTTAGGCCCCAA